TTTTCAAATTCTTCTAATGTAAAATGTTTAGAAAGTTGCATAGTTTTAAATCATAGTTAAAGCAAGTGAGTATATGGTGTGGAGGTAATACCCACTTGCAGATGACTTTATAGCATTTTTTAGGGTAATATTAAATAATTTATTCTACTAAATCCCAAGATTGATTAGTTTCATTCCAATTATATCTTTGACCATCTGTAGGATAAGCAACTGGTGCTTCCCAAAGACAAGTTGTTTCGTTTAATATCCAACTATTATAATTTTTAGGTGGAATAAAAGCATCTCTAGTTTGGTCATAAGTATAACCTATACCTGCAAAGTTTTTTCTTATATTTCCATTATAAGAAGTTTGTTTCCAAACATCTCTTGTTCCATAAAGATTATTTAAAAAATTTATACCAACTTGTTCAGTTGTTGCAATATCATTAGATACTACTTCAACTCTTTCAACTATATTTCCTGTTCCTAATTTTGCAAAATGTGCCATAGATTATCCTGTGTAACTCCCTGAACCTGTAAATGTTAATATTGTATCTGTTCCATCTGTTGTAACTGTTGGAGAACCTGATGTAGTTCCTGAATATGAAGCTGTTGGCATACGAAGTATTACAACTCCTGAACCACCAGTACCTCCAGTTGTTGAAGAACCACTACCTCCTGCTCCTCCACCACCTCCTCCAGTATTAACTGTTCCAGCATTACCATCTGTACTATTACTACCATTACCACCACCACCAGTTCCACCAGTTCCTGCTGTACCACTATAAGAACCTCCACCTCCTCCACCTCCTCTTGAAGTTGAAGAACCTGTTATTGAAGATGCTAAACCATTTCCACCATTACCTCCATTAGAAGATGTGTCAGCACCACTACTTGTTGCACCAGTACCTCCAGCACCACCTCCACCAGAACCAGACCAAGAACTTCCATTTGCACCTCCTCCAGCATAACCTTGATTAGATGTTCCACTACCACTACCACCAGAACTACACCCTCCACCACCAGAACCTCCACTAAGACCACTACCAGTATTTGCTGCACCACCACCTCCACCACCAGATGAAGTTATAGTTGTTATATCTGAACCTGAAAGTGATGAATTAACACCATTTGTTCCATCAACTTCAAATCCAATTCCACCAGAACCTCCAGCACCAACTGTAATTGTATAAAGTGTTCCATTATTAAATGTTAAATTTGTTTCTGAACTTCCTCCACCACCTGAACTTTCTGTTGAAAATGAATTTCTATACCCTCCTGCTCCACCAGCAGCTGACGCATTATTACCACCATCTTTTCCTCCAGCACCACCTCCACCTGCTACAACTAAAAAATCAACAGAATAAGGAGGTTGAGGTGTTTCAAGAGTTACATCATCATCTGAAGTTGGTATCCAACCTTTTGTAGCACCAGAATAAACTATTCTTACTGATTGATTATTAGTATTATATTCTGGGTTTGGAGATGTGTTTCCTTGAAAATTTAAACTGTTTGTATTTATAGTAACTGCATTACTTGCCCAAGTTCCTGCGTAGTCTGAAAATTCTATTGTATCTCCAACACTTGCTGATGCTGGAAGTGTCATTGTTACTGCACCACTTGTTGTATTAATCCAATATCCTTCTCCAGCAACTGCTGTAAATGCAGAAGTTTTAATTGATGATTGCCAAGATGTTCCACCAGAAATATCAGAAAAAGATAAATTACCAGAACCATCTGTTGTTAAAACTTGATCTGCTGTTCCATCTGATGTTGGAAAAGATAAGCCACTAATAATTACTTTTCCTGACCCATTAGGTGTAAATGTAATATCTCCATTTGATGTTGAAACTAAAGAATTTCCATTAACATCTAAATCTCCACCAAGCTGTGGAGTTGTATCTCCCACAATATCAAATACAACTGTACTATCTAACCAATTAACTGTGTTAGCTGAATAGTCAAATTGTGCTAAAGATATGTCATCTGTTCCGTCAAAAAATTTTAGTGTTGGATTTGTTGCGTTGGTTACATCTAACCATACAGTACCAGCGACAGCAGAACTTGGTCTTGATGTACCTGAATTAGATGTATTAATAGCTTCTAAAACTGAATTTATATCACTCCTTACAGAAGGAAAGGTCGCATTTGCGATATTGAAATCATGTTGTGCCATATGGTTTATATACTCCTTTTAAAAGCCTTTTGCAATATAATCAAATGTTCTTGATACTATAGTATTTGATGAATTTTTAAAAGTAACATCAAAAGAATCAACAGCTTTATTTTCAACTATAAAATAATCTCCTGTAGCCATATCTTCTGCTGTAATTCCAACTGCATAATTAACAGTTTTAAATGGTAATGTAAATGTTACAGTTTTAGCTGACGTTCCTGATACTATGTCATTTCCACTAAATATTCTATCAGGCATATCAATCGTTACTGTTGCTTGATTTACTACAGGTGTTGTTACTCCATCTCTTGAAGTTAAAAATAATCTAAACTTAGCATAACGAAAAGTGTAATCCCCAATTACAAAGTTTTTAAAATCAGTATAAGTTACATTATCATCACTTATAGCTATTTCTAAATGAGCATTTGAGTTACTTGGAGAATCCCCATCAAATGAACCTGATTTAGAATCAAACAATCCACTTTCAGAATCAAATAATTCACTTGGGTTTTCTGCAAATTGTGCAAGAGTTGCTGTAACCCTTGATGTATGAACTGCACCTATATCAATAACACTTGCAAAATCATAAATTCCATCAGAAGCTAAGTTAGTTAATCTGACAGCATTATCAGATAATGTTAAATTTGTTTTAGTTCCAGAAAATGTAGGGTGTTCTGATTGTGTGGTAATAGCATTAAAATTACCAATCGTTGCTACATTGGTTGCAATAATAGTTTCATTAAGTGAGAAGTTTCCTAACTTATCAACTGCTTTAATACAATAGCTACCGACCCTTGCTGGAACTACGATTGAAGTTGCTGGTCTTGATACTTTTTCAACCAAAGATACAGAGTTCTGCCAAGTTGCACCACTTGTTAATGTTGAATATCTAATTTGATAATAAGCTAAATCTAAATCAGGTATTTGTTCCCAAGATAAATGTGCTTCTCCATTAATAATATTACATGAAAAATCTTCAATATCAGAAGGAGGTGCAATAGCACCAATTATAGTTCTTTGTGCTGTTACATAAGTTGATGATGTACCTAAACTTGAAACTGCCTTAACTCTTACATCATAAACATTTTGGTCAATTACGTTTAAGACTCTGTGATTTAATCCTGAACCTTGTGCATAAATAATATAATCTGAATCTGTGCTTAATTTGTATTCTACTTGGTAGTAATCAACAAAGCTATCAGGACTTGCACCAATAGTTATATCTAAAGCTACAATAACTGTTCCATCATTGTATTCAATTAATTGGTCATCTAAAGTAACACTTGCTGGTGGTTGAACATTAAATGGATTAGGTAAATTAGTTGATGGTACTGTGGTTGCTTGTACTTTGGTAGCCCATGTATAATGACTAGCTTGGTATTCGACCAATGATAAACCTACAGTTAAATCTTGATTAAAAGTAATTCCAATAACTCTAAAAGGTTTAGCAGAAAATCCAATACTAGAATGTGTAATATTTACAATATCTCCAATAGCTAAATCATATCCATTAAAATCAACATTAATACCTAAAGATAATGCTTCTCTACTTCTTCTAAGTATAACCTCTGCCATTTCTTCTGCTTGGTATTGTGAAGTTATTGTTGTGAAATCAAATCTACCCTCTAACAAAAATCCACCATCAGCAGTTTTCATTGTTTCATGTTGATCTGCACTTGGTAATCCTGAATCATCTATTGGTGGAAATTGAACTTCATCTACTTGATAATTTCTATCAGGATTTACAAAGCCAACTATAACTCTATTATATCTGTCATTTTTTGTTGGAGTAGATAATGAATAACCACCTATAATATTATCTTCTGTTAATGTAATAGATGCTGTGCCTGTTGTTTCTATAATTAAATTATACTTACCAGCATTGTATGGTAAATAACCTCTGCAACCTTTTAAGAACTCTCTAACATTATCTAAAATACTTCTTGATGTATCTATTGCAGTATTAATATCAAATATGTTTATATCACTACCACCAGAATATGGAGTTACTTGTGTTTCACAAATTAAAGAAGCATCATAAAAAGATTGTAAATCTATTTCATTTGTTGTTAAACCTTTTCCATATCTAGTGTTAGTTAAATAATCTAATATACACCATGCTGGATTAGTTTGGTAACTTGCAGATTGTTCTACTAAACTTGCATTATAAGTTTTAACTTTTTTACCTTGTATCTTTGCTTGTACCTTAGGCATACCACCCCAAACATCTTGATTCCATTTAAACTTTAAAGCTAAATAACAAAGACCTGATAATTTATGATTACTTCCCCATGATGATAAACCTGATAATAAAGATGATGCTGATTGACCATCTGTTCCAAAGTGAGGTTCTACTGTAACTAAACTTTCTCCATCTTTATAATAATTAGCATCAGAACTATCTACTGTAACTTGTGTATTATCTGCTAAATCTCCTGACCATGTTACTACTTTATCATCTATTCTTATTTCTGTTATATCGTTTATTTCTCCCTCTGATAATACTAAGGCAATATATAAAAACTCATTATCTGTTCCTGAACTTTCTACAAATACTCTTGAGCCACCAACTAGTCTTTCTCCATAAATTACAGGAATATTAATGTCATTTGATTGTTTATTAACTAACAATCCTTTTTCAAAGTCATCAAACTCATTAGTTCCAAAATCAGGTATCTCAGGTGTTTTTGGTCTTAACACCCATGATAAAAATAAACTCGCACCTAAACTAACTAAAGGATTTTGAAAAAAACTAAATAGCTTTGTTCCTTTAGCCTTAGTTACAACACTAGTTACTGTTTCTACTACACCACCCATTAGATATGAAACTCCCTTTTGTATTTTTTAGATATTCTGTAAATATTATTATTGTCATCTAGTCTTAACCAATTAATACATTGATTTACATTTAGATAATCTTTAAAATAATTATAAACCCAACCCATAACTTCTCTTGCATTTTTAGATATAAGAATATCATATAACCATAAATTAGTTCCACTTTGCCATTTATTTTTTTTAATAATTGCTTTTGCTTTATAATGATCTTCTTCTTCTTTGTTTAAAAAAGCCCAATTAACAAAACCATAAATACCTTTATCATCTTCAAATATTTTATATTGTCTGCAATTTATTGATGGTAAAATATGATAATACAGATCATCATTAGTGTTATTCTTATATTTGTTAAATGTTTTGTAAAAATTAATAATATTATCCATTATGCTCTACCCCATTTAATATCACTAATTATTTCAGAAGAAAAATCCATACCAACATCTGTACTAAAGAATCTTTGTTGTGAGGTATTGTTTGTTTTACGACCATTCTTTTTATCAAAATCTGCCCAATGTGATACGATAGATAAAGATACATTACTTTGTTTATCAGATTCTTGAATAGAGTAGTTTTCAATATTACCTCTATAAAGAAGTATAGGGTCAGCAATTAAACTATTATCACTAGCTAATAAACCTCTATAAATATCTACTGTGTCGTTTGTAACATTTTCATTTAAAACTAATGATATAAATGTTTGATCTGCACCTGATAATACTAATTTTAAACTAGCTTTGGTTAAATCTGTTTGTTCACTATGTTCAGATATACCCATAATAAAATCACTAGCTGAATAAGTAACTGATGAGCCTGAAACTGATGATGTTAGATCAAATGAGCAATCTGTTATATTAATAGGAGTAGAAAAACCAATAGTAATAAGGTGTATTGGTCGTATATCATTTGTCGCTAGTTCGTTCTTTACTGCTGTTGTTAGGCTTCTCGTCATATTGTTCGTAAGTTGTTT